CGATTGAATTAGTATTAGTAAATGTTATAAAAAGACCATTTAAAAAGTTACCAATATAAGCTACATCTGAAAACCTAGAGCCTATTGTATTGCTGTTAGCAAGTACTCTAACGCCCATATCGGAACCATTTTCTAGCTTATTAGTAGCTATAAAAATAGATGAATGATTATTATTTTGAAATCCTGAAACATTAAAAAAAGTATTACCATATGCGTTAGTACCATTTGGAAGAAATCCTGCCGAATTGAAAGTTCCACCACCAAAAAACTGTAACCTAAATGCTACATCTAAATCTCTCGAATCCATAAAATTATACTTACAAGTGGTGCTAGTTCCTCCTAAAAATGGATATAATGCCAACATTTTAGTATCTAAACTATTTGAAATCAACCCCAAATCAAAAGTATTTAAAGCCCCTAAAATAGTAGTGTCAGTTATACCCGTTGCAGTTGCGAAAGCGGTTGTTCGTGCGGTGTAACCAGCACTTCTATTCATACTATTTATTAAACTATAATACATATTATGCTTGTTGTGGTGTTCCTACTACATCCCATTTACCATCTGTCGCATTATAAATTATCCCTAAGTACAATGTCTTACTAATTACAGTTGTCGTTGGTAGTGTAACTCCTATCGCTCTATAATTAGTATCAAATGCAATAGTTCTCGCAGTTGCGTTGTCTTTTATTCTAATCATTAAGGCTTGACCCTCTGTAAATGTTCCCGTTGGATTTGCTAAGGTTAAACCAGCTGCCTGAGCAGTAATAATTACTAAGTCGTTTGTTGATGTTGGTGTTACTGTTGCACTCGAAGTTACTGTTTGAACTCGTGCATTTAAGAAAGTTTGATCTCCCGTATTTGTTCCGCTTGAAGTACCCGAGAAAGTTCCGCTTTGAGTGGCTAAAGTTCCTAATCCTGAAACGTCTGTATTTGCTATACTCGCCCAATTTGCTTCACCATTAGCAGTAACGGATTTTAAAAATTTTCCACTTCCCTCTGTTCCATCTGTTAATTGAATAGAGTAATTTGTCGCTCCTCCAGTTGCACCAAAAACAGCACCCTTGTTTGTTCCACCTGCTCCCGTTGCACTTGCGTTAACTCCAATCTTAACACCCGTTACACTTGTAGAAGTGAATGAACCACCAACACCATTTGCACCGCTTGAACTTCCTGAGATACCAACACCCGTTGCCTGAGAATTTTCAGAAACTAAAGTTGTATCTGTTGAATTTGAAGATACTTTAAATAGGTTGTTAGCGACTGGAGTAGTACCGATTGATAAGGTTGTTCCGTTGTCTTGAATTAATGAAACACCTATTGCTGATGAACTGCTCCATTTTGTTAAACGGTTAGTTGTTCCACCGCTTAGTATATCTTGTTTCAACGCTAAAGCATCAAATACACCATTAGAAGAAACTGCCTTAGTGCTTCCATCTGTTGGACTTGCGTCAATAGTTTGTAAAACCCAAACCGCAGTGGCAGTTGTTGTATCTGTACAAACATATAAATCTCCGTTATCTAATATCCACCTTGATCCAACTATAAAGCCTTTTGTATTATCGTCCGTAGCACTTGGAGTGGTTGTAAAATTATGAGATACTTCTCTAATAGTTGTACCACCATCACCCATCACATAAAGCCTACCTGCTTCCCATTTCAATTCGTAACCAACAGAGCAAATTTGAGCAATACCTTTAGCACCACCGTAGCCAGCATCAATAGTACCTTTTCTTAATGTCGAAGTATTGTCTAATAATACACCAACACTACCATTGAATTGAATGTTATCAGTAGTTGTATTTCCTAAGTCTGTTACACTTTGAAGATCTATATTATCTAAAGCGGTTTGTGTTGCGGTTGATATTGGTTTATTAAGATCAGAAGTATTATCTACCTGATCCAATCCCATATCTACCTTTGAAACGTTAATATTAATTGTACTCATATTACAAAATTAGTTAAATTTTTAACATTATATTATTTTTATATTTTAATTTTAATTAAATGTAATCATTTATTATTGTTTCTTGAATTACTATTTCGGCAGATACATTAGCATTTAATACTTCATTACCTATTCTTATTATATTAGAGTAGCTACTTTCCACATAAGTATAAGCACCTCTTACTTCTGTTATTACTGTTATCATGATAAACAATTTAAAGTTAATTGGCTAATGTCAAAACTGCAAGCATTTGAAGATGCTCCAGAAGTTCTACAAGATTGAATAGTTATAGGTGTTGTATTACTCGGTAAATTTGTTGTAATAGTACCCTCAACTGTTACATTATTTTCTAAGGAAGTAGCTTTATAATATACATTGTTAGAATTATAAGGATTATACATTTCAAAAACAAAGAAATCAGTTGCAACTGCACCAGCGGTTCTATTTGCTATAAAATTAGAGCCTAAATCAATTTTTGTTGCAGTTCCAGTAGCGTCATTGTGAAATATTTGTAAATTAGTGTCTAAAGCATCAGAACCAATTCCTACAATATTAGTTAAACTTTCAACTGTTACACCAGATGTTAAACCTAACGAACCAGTGTTTGAAGTCATTCCATAAAATTGTCTAGCACCTGAATTGTAAGCGGTATCTGAAATACCAAAACCCACACACATTCTCCATCCCATATCTATAATATTGAATGCAGAAGTTGACCTATAGCCACATTGCCCGTTTGCAGCTGGAGTTGATACACCAATTTTCAAACGTGTCTTTTTAGTTTGCATTGATGTATTTGTAACAGAAACAGCAGTAGCAGTACCTATCAATGTTCCAGCTGCTATATTTTCAGCTATTACCGTTGTTGAATTATGTTGAGCTCTATAACCTCTTTGAATTTCTGAACTTGCAACAGTCCAATAGTTGCTTAAAACTAACTTAGAATTTATTTGATTTTCAACTGCCTGAGTTGTTGGATATTTAGTGTTGTTTATAGTAGTAAAATCAGTTGCTTTATTTGCTAACACTTCAAAATCTGCAACATCATAAATTATTTCTTCTATTCCCGTTGTAGTTCTTGTGTATATTTTACCATTAACAGTATTCATATAGAATTCACCTATATAAATATCTGTACTTAACCAAGTACCATCTGTGTGATCTGAACTTGCTGGAATAGTTGCAATACTCGTTCCTTTTTTAATTATTATTCGTCTTGTTTCGTTAGCCATTGTTTATTGTGTTTGAATTTTTTGAAGTTCCGTTTAAACCGCCTATTAATTGTGAAACATCTTCGTCTATGTTGTTTATCCCACCGTTTAAGATACTATTATTTACATTTCCATTTATTAATGCTTTTAAATTAGAAAATGTAATCTGTGTATTTTTTTTACTATTACTTAAATCACGAGCTAAAATTAAATCATTATCTTCTAATTCTGTAAGATCATCTGTAAATGCTAATGGATTTATATAGTTTTTCATCCTAAAGTAGGTATTGAGAAAGTTTCTTTAAAAACACCATTAAAATTAACAGTAAATGTTGTGTCAGGAAGTATGTAAGTATCACCACTTGAAGCAACATAACTAAATGTATTATCTGAATTAATTATAATTACATCTGCACATATTTGCATATTTGAATTGATTTCGAAATCATATCCCTGCATAGGAAGATCGCAAATACTTGCTGAATCTCTTAATGTAAATCCAATAGTTAATATCCACCCTGCACATTCGTCTGCTCCTTTGTTTAAAAACTTGCTACACGTTGCAGAATCAACACGTCCTAAACTATTCCATCTAGGAGAACTATTGATAACTTCGTAAAAATCCCTAGCAATCTGTAAAGTATCGCTTTCAACATCGTTTAAATTGCCCTCTCTTTGGTTTTTAAGGTATTTATCAGCAATAACAATAGTTAATTGTAACGGAATAGTGTTTTTAGCAAAACTATTTCCTTGTGCAAATGAACAACATAAAGGATAATTAACCGTTTTAACATTTATAGCCTCTACAAAATCACCCCAATGGTAATCATTCACTTGTAAATGACTATCAGAAATGGCCTTTAATTCCTTATTTAATCTATTTAAACTGCTTTTCATTATCTAAATGATATATTTACCTTAGGTTGTCCTCTATCAGGTGTTATTCCTTCCGTTCCAAATGTCAAACAATCAAAAAAAGAATCAGGAGAACTAAAATAATCGTTGTATTCAGGGTATTTACCTGAGTTAAATTTTAGATAGTTAATTATTTTTTGTCTATAATGTTCTAATTTACTTCTAAAATTGTCCTGAATACGGTTTATTTCGCTTTCACTTGCACCTTTAAGCCATTCATCGTTAGTTATTCCAGTTGCTTTGTTTCTAATTTGATAAGTTGTGTTTAAAACAGTCTCCAAATTACACCCCATTGCAAGGACTGGAATGATATAACTATCCATTAAAAGAATTTCGTCTGCGTTTAAATCGTCTGCATCTATACCTTCTAATAGTCTAGTATATAAAGACGTTCCGATAATAGGCTCAATAACTGTGTCTTGTACTATTCTAATAGTAGGAGTTAAGATACTATCCTCTACATTACCATGAATTAAAGAAAGTTCTTTAAGGTTGTATGCTGAAATTAAAAAAGCGTTACTCATATTATTTTATAATTACGTTTTGTTTCCAATAGTGGCGACATGAAGGAGTATTTTTATTTGTGTCAGGGTTGTGATACCATCCACCTCTATAATACCAAACATCTCTACCTATTGCGTTGCTAATCGAATCTATTTCGCTCCTTGAATAAACTTTATCCATTCTTACCAATGTTTCGCAGAATGGTCTAGTTCTACCATCAGGCAAAATAGAATCTCCATCCACATCAGGTCGTTTCTCATATGAATAAACAACTGAAATAGTTTCTCTCGTTGCAGTTTCTTTAAGTCCTCTACTTGTTGGCTTCCCACCTTCAAGATAACCTAAATTCTGTAACTTTAAAATCTGTTGTGTTACTTCAATTGGTTTTAAATCTAAAGCCTTTACAATAGCATCGTATGACTCTCCATTTTGTAACATCGTTATAATTCTCCCTTGTGTTTCTGTTACGTTAGCAAATGAATCTTTAAAGAAAGTATCTATAATTTCATCATCTGAATTAAACTTAAATTCGTCTGAATGAAGAATTGTAATTCCTTGTTTTGATGATCCACAATTTTTAAAATATTCTAAAACTTCATCTGTTGATTTATCTGCTGAGAATGTAGTTGGTTCTGCAACTTGTATTGGTTCGATAGGCTTTACAAATAAATCGTATTCGTTAAATTCTATTTCTCCAGTCATTCCATTTAATTGTGATAAAACATAGTTTAAACTATCTGCTATATTTCTTTGTCTGCGTTTAGCATATGTATTAATAAACAGTTTATAATCAGCTTCTAAATTAGAATCAAACAAAGAATTGTTTTGCATAACACTAAACAATTTTGGATTTATAACACTATGCGAGATCATAATTTTCTGCATCAATCCACTTTCAGTCGCAATATATCGTTTATCTAAATCATTACCGTTTAATTGTACAATACTCGGCTCTCTATCTTTACCATCTGAGAAAGTTACACCAATTCCGCCCTGTTTACGTTTGTCTGTTGCACTTAATTTTAAACTGTCAACAATTTGATCTTGTTCTTCTTGTGATGAAGGTACACCGTTGTTAAGTGATAGTATTGTTCCACCTTTATAACCATTGAATACTTCCGATAATCTAAAAAAGTTTATCTCAATATCTGTTAATATTGCATCTATTCCACCACTATATGAAGGAATAGGATAGTAACCGCTTGTTAACTTGTTATGTTCTAATGTATATTGTCTAGATTTATCTTTAACGCATAAAATACATTCAGTTGTTTCGCTCGTTCTATTGAAAAAACTTGTATATGTTTTGAATTTAGTCTTATCGTTTTGTCTTGACGTGGCCCAATTCTCAGAATAATAATAAATATTTTCTGCTTCGTTAACTCGAATCAATTCAAATGGGATGTGTTCTAAACTCCACATCTCATTTAAAGTATCGTACTTGCATAAAATGTAATAACTAGCAGAAACTTCTTGATCAATAGCAAACTGCTCCACTAATTCATCTAACGTATATTTAGATCTTCCATTTTTATTAATCTCATCCCAATTTTCAGTACCACTATATTTTAATCCACCACTTGTAATGTAAGTAACTTTTGAATTAACCACCCCACCGTGAATAGGACTTTCATAATAAAGTTTCCATAAAAACTGAGGATAAAGATTGTCTGCACCCCATTTCACCCAACCTTCACGAGCTACTGTTTCACTAGGTTCGATTAATGGTACTTCTCTAAATTCGTTATAACTCTTAGCTGATTGTTTCTCCACCATATATATTTGCTTGTTTAGTAGGTTCAAAACTATTTGCAACTACTGTAATACTATCTTTTACATTCATTTTTCCAATCTCACATCTTATCCCTAAAGTGTAATCTAAAGATCCACCGTTAGGCATTTGATAAACTTCATAAATATAACTCCCTAACTTAGTAAATGTTATATCTGTTCCTTCTAATAAGTTGAATAGATTATATCTAACAGTTGATGCGTTTAAGTCATCTAGATAAACAAAACTTTCATGTTTTCCTTGCTCATGAATAAATCTAAATAACCAATTAACTGCCAAAGTAGAATCCTCTAACTCAGACAAAGTTAAGGCTATTACGTTTAAAGAATTTTTTGTTATTGATATTGACATAGTTCAAAGTTACAAAAAAAACCTTGTTAAATTAATAACAAGGTTTTAAATTTTAATTAATTATTTAAAATTAAGATACTGGATCTAAAATCGCATCAATTAAAGCACTAGAAATTTTGTAAGGTCTATTTTTTTCCTTACCTGATAATGTTAACGTATTACCGTTTGCATCCTCGTAAGCCTGACCTGAATCTCTAACACCTGAAACCATTGCTCCGTTTTTCAAAAAGAAAACTTCCCATGTTCCATCGTTCAATTCTACTGCAAAAGTAGTTCTAGCGATTTCTAACGCTTCTAAATTAGCAATGTCTGTTGCAGTATTACCCGCTAAGTACATTGTTCCTGATTGCTCGTATGCGATTGCTTGGTTTTTTCTATCTCCAATACGG